AAAGTGAAAAGATACATTTGGAGAAAAACAAGGGGCGAATACGTTTCATAGAGGACGCAATATCAAAGCATGGTTCTAAGTATAATTATGACCTTGTAGAATATCTTACTGAAAACGATAAAGTGCGTATAATATGTCCTATACATGGTATATTTGCACAAACGCCAAAAGTGCATTTAGGGGGTAGCGGTTGCCCATATTGCGCAAAAGACAAAAGAAAACAAAAAAAATAAAACACAATGGAAGATGAAATGTTTACGTTTTATCGCAATGCTCTTTTAGGAAGGGCGAGCGAAAAGCCTTTATGCGAGGAATATAAAAACGAATGGCGTGCTTGTGGCAACGACAAAGACAAGTTAATGAAATTTGCCATGCGTCAGTCTTGCTTGCCATTCATATTCACTTATTCCTATAAAGGCGAGGGATTGTCAAAGGAATACTTAATGCAAGAATTTGGCGAATATATCAATGGGAAACGAACAATATTGGATGCAGATGGCGTACAAGGCTATACCTATGCGCTTAACGTAGGCTTGCAACATGATTGTGCTATCATGTGCGATATAACGTCATTTATGTATTGCAAGGAAATAAACGTAATCATACCATGTTCAAAGTGTCCTACCTTGTATGTTGCTTGTGGTAGCCATTTGCATTTGTCACTTGATGGCTTTAGCAATATTCGCGTGCATTTGTATGACGATAGCAAGGTAACGATATACGATGCCGATGTGAACAATACCATTAACGTATATCGTTATAGCGACAACGTACAAGTTGAACGTGGCAAGTATTGCTTTTGCAACGTAAAGGAAATGGACAAGGATTTAAGATTACAAATGTAAAAAATACACTAATTATGGCAAACGAATCAGCAAATAGGTATTTCGTAACAAAGGATTTGAGCGATGGTTTTACCGACCCAACTACAATAGAAGATTTCGATGGTTTGGCAATTCTAAAAGTGGATGGGTTCTTGGAACGTGGAAAGCCCGTGAACATTTATACGGCACAATGGATAAATAGTCAAGTCGAGGATTTCTTGATTACGTCACATGATGCACAAGATAACCCAATCGTAATACGCGAAAACACGGACATTGAACTTACTTTCATAGTCAAGCAAAAGTGGGCGACTGGCAATAGCATTGATGTTCAGGCGTCACATGATGCCTTTGTGGACTATATGACAAGTAGCGATGTCTATATACAATCGTCCTACGTGGGCAACAAGTATGTCCATTGCGTGTGTCTAAAAGAATACAAGCCTACAACTATCAAGTTAGGTCGTGGCGATAATTCCTACATTATGGGAACACTTACGCTACATTGCCTTGATGTGCCACAAGAGGGCGAAGAGATAGTACCACAACAACAAGAAACAAGCGTAGCAAGTACATAGCAAATAAATTTCGTGTGATATAGTGTGTGTATGAAAAAAGGTAGGTTGCATTGTTTCCTTTGCACCTACCTTTCATCATCATATAATAAAACATTGGCTTTGTCTATCCCTATGCCTTGTTTATGTACAGAGCAAACATGATGCGCTTGTACCAAGGCAAATCACGAAGGACTTGGAATTTGTCTTTCCATGAATCAAGTTCTGCCTTTACACGTTCGTAAGCCTTTTCCTGCGCTTCTATTTGGGCTTTATTGCTTATAAGCCTTTGTGATTGCTCGTTGATAGCCTTGTGTTTCTTTTTCAACTCCAATTCAAGCACGGCGATGCGCTCGTTTGCCTCATCTAATTTCTTTTGTGTGCGTGCGCGTGTCGTAGTCAAGCCGCCAATGCTATGTTTCAACGATGTGTTTTCTTTTATCAACACCTCATTGTCCTTGACAAGAATGTCAATACGCTTGACTAAATCCTCTTTCGTTTGTTTAATCTTTTCCATAATTAGGTAATTTGTTTGTTAAGGTAAAAATATGTTATGATTTGCTATATGCAAAGTCGGGGGCGTTGAAATTGTCTATATCGGGCAATTCATCGCTCATTTCTTGACTGTCCTTTATCATGCGCATTTCTTGCTTGACGCTTGCCCTTGGATATGAATACATATTGCAAGTGTCGCCAATGATTGACATACCACTATCAAGTACCTTGCCATGTTCAATGACATAAGGGAACACTTCCCCCTTTACCTTGACAAGCATACCCTTGGCAAAGTGATTGGCAAAGTATTTCTTAAAGTATGGCTTATAGATTACCTTGTAGGTTATGTATTTATCATCAATCTTTGTGCCATCACTTTTCTTATATCCTTTGTGAAATTCATCAAGGTAAAGAAATACATTGTCATTGCGATAAACAATTTGCGAAATCAATCCTATACATTCAAATGATGCCATGCTATTATATGTCTATTTGCTATATTACCCTTGTTATGGTGTCTATTTTGCGTTTTTAGCGCGTTTATCCCATATTGTGGTATAATTGTCCACCTTGCGAATTTTATCGCGCCTATGGGCTTGATTTGGCGTTTTTGTTTTTGTTCCTTAACTTTTGTCTTTTGGTGCAAAGTTATAATATAGTTTTAATATTCCAAATGTTAGCGTTGTTTTTTTGTTTCAAATGCGCCTAAAATGGCGCACTTGTTTCACTTGGTGGGGCAAAGGGCATATCATTTTGTGTATTATTTGTGTTTTGTTGTGGCGTTTGTGCAAAGGCTATTGGTGCTTGGGTTGGCGTTTTCTCCCAACCATAATGCACGTTTTCGTCCATTGTATTCTTGAACCGCCTACTTTCCACCTCATAGTGCAAGCCAACCATAAGGTCAACGATACCAAACATTCTTTCCTTGCAAACCTCTATAACATTGCCGAAGCCTTGATACCTTTGTATTTCGCTTTGACCGAAGTAATCTGCACCTGAACGGAAGAAATCATTATTTACTCGGTGAATTATAAAGATTTTATCAACGGCATTTTGCAGGTCGCTTGAACCCGATATGTCATTCTTGCGTAGGAACGTGGTTACTTTTCTTGGGTGCGCAACAAGTATGATATGCACTTGGTTTTTCTTCGCAAACTCTTTTATTTGCAATATCAATTCGCGTTGCTTGTTATTCTTGTCGCCTTCGAGTATATCTATGTCAAGTGAAAACAAGTTATCAAGAACAAAGACCTTAACGCCAATCTTTATTAACAATTCCATGTCATGAAAGATTTGTTGCCACTTTGCACCATATTCGTTGTTGTAAAGAAAGAATTTGCCATTAAGCCAATCATCTATTCTTTCGCCTATTTGAGTAGGAACGTAATATTTCCCATCGCCAAAAGACGAGGGGCGTAGGTAATACTTCCCCGCTGCAACCATTTGCATCCATGCCTTTAAGATGTCGGCACGCAATTCGCCCGACCACAAGGCTACTTTCTTGTCTTGGTTAATGATGTTAAGTATAAGGGTGTTTAGCCAAGATGACTTACCGCTCGCATTACTGCCCGAAAGGATTGTTACCTCGGACATATACAAGCCAATGATATTCTTGTCAAGTTCATTGAAACCTGTCTTGACGTGTTCAAGTGCCGAAATGTCCACTTTCTTGATTGAGGACATAGAAAGCCACTTTTCGCCAAGTTCGGGCATTTCATCTTTTATTTCGTACTTTGGCTTTTGTGGTGTTGTAGGTTGCTTTACATATACCACTTGTGGCTGATATGCTGGGCGATTATAAGCATCAGGCTCATAGAATGTACGAACGTCAAACCACGTTTTATCCTTGCAATGAGAATGAAAGCAATTAAACGTAATTTGTCCATCGCTTGCAAGGAACAAGGCACTATCCCATTTTTGTTTTGAACTATGCGTGTCTTCCCAAGGACAATGTTCAAGAATAAACTTTGTGCCATTGCCATTTGTTTCCTCTTTATAAACAATGGCGTGTTCATTTAGCCAAGTGCGCAGGTCAAAAGGATTATTTGTGTTGTATATCGCTCGTTGACGATTTGGGGCTACCTTTGGTTCTTCCTTGGGGAGCAAATCAGCAATAGCCTTAAACTTTTCAATAGATGTCTTCTTTAATTCTTTAGGAATATACAATATCTTTGACTGTCGCCATGGTCTATATAGTAGGTTTGCACCTTTTTTAGCCATAGTCGAATACGTCTTACACAATCTTCCTAAATTAAATACTTTCTGGTCAATATCTACATTTTCATCCGTAAATTTTTGTCCTAAGTATTGATAAAACCGTTTAAGAATGTTGGTCGTTTCTTCATCGTTTGGTAAATCTACCAATAATTGTAGATGTGTGCCATTACCACTATGACATACGATAGGTTCTTCAAAACCATTATCACGCAAAAACCTAAAAATATCTCGTGCCTTTTGCATGGCACAATTAAACTCAGACTCGCTACTATTTACCGATGATTTCCTTATCGGGTCGCAATCTATCATAACGAAGCGACGAGATATAATGTCATTGTCATTCGTAGATACCTTTACGGATTTTATAAACTTTTCGCATTGAGGACGTGCGTAACAAGACTTATCAATTCGATTGAGAACAAAGTAAATCTGTTCATCATCCATTTCCGTATAGGGTTCAAGTTGCTTGCAAAGATTTTCAAACGACTTAAAATAGCCACTATATTGAAATTTGCCTAATATTCTAACCTCGGTAAAATTTCCATCACCTACGAAAACATCCCACCATTTTCTAAGTTCTATCTTATCAATCATATATAACTATTTCATGTATTTGCCACAAATATATTTCCATACAAAGCCTCTTACGCTATGCCATTTCCTTATTTCTTGTGCATCCATTAGAAATCAAATGTTAGTTGGAATTTCATCCTCTTATTATTCCTAATCTTTTCGCTTGATAAAAGTAATTCATCATATCCACTTATTTTTTCCCCAATATATTTATAACAATACGATGGACGTTGAAGCCCACCCATCATATTGCAATCAATACATTTTTGTTTCATTTCTTGCATGTTGCGCGGTGTTGCTTGCCATTTGTTTGAATTAGCACGATATAATCCCAATGCTGGATTGACAGTCTTTGTGTAATATACACTTTCTTTGTTTTTTAATATACCTCCTACAAATTCGGACACTTTGCTACCAATACCCATTCCTTGATAATCGGGCAATACAACAAGCCTATGTTCCCTAAAAGCATTTTTAACTGTTCCGCTGGGGAATGGCAACACGCCAACAAACGCCACCACTTTATTATCCCATACAAAAACAAAACACATTGCCGCTTCGTTCAATTCGCTTGTCATATAATGATACTTTTTGAACCTTTGCCAAGTATCACACGTTGTTCTAAACACTTGCAATTCGATTTGTGGTCTTGGTCGCCGAAGATAGTCGCCTCTTTCGAGTACGCCTCCCTTGTTTAAGTCATATATCCAATCAGGTCGCAACCAATCAAACACATCATAATGACAAGTTGCAAGTATTATTCGCTTGTTGGTTTTGCGTATGTATTTTTGTAAGGCATTGCTCATGGCTTTGGCTACATTTCTGTCCACTACGCTTGTATATTCATCAACATAGATTATTTCATCCCCCTTGCTTTCGCTTACAACCTTTGCTAACGATGCGCGATATTGTTCTCCATTTGAAAGCACATTGTATGGTCTTATCCATGTTGGAACGCTTGCCAAACCCATTGACGATAGCAATAAGGTTGCTTCTTTTGGCGTTAAGTTGCTAAAGTTAGAAATAAGACATTTTGTTTCTTCGAATTTGGGTTGTTGAATTGTACCCCCCCCCTATTTTTGCCAAGTTATTTAATATTGTGGACTTGCCACTACCACTTGCACCACAAATTACACCGATGTTCCAATCGCCAAGTCTTTGTAAGTCTATCTTATTAGGAATATTAACTTTACTTGTATCACTTATGTGTAAGTCAAACGCTTCACTTATATATTGCGTGTATTCGTCTTGAATAACATTTGATTTCAACACAATTTGTTGGTAAGTATCAATGTCATTGTCTTTCGTTGTGGGCTTGATAACATCAAATTGTTCGTTTGAAAATAATTCTAATTGTTCCATAGGTTAATTACTTTTTCTTTGCTAATAATAGCGCACTAATCTTGCTATAAATCCCTACATGGCGCAAGGTCTTGACTTTGGCAAATAAATCGTTTTCAAAGCACGAACGATAGGAAATGCCCAAAATTGTTGGTATATCCTTGCGCGAAATACGTTCATCATCACAAGCGCGTGCAAGTAGTTCACATTCCTTTTGTGTAGATTCACATTCGCCACGTTTGTTAGCCTTGATTGTTTCATCTATCCAAGGCAATAGTCCATGTGCCTTTGCCATACCCCTTAATTTTGTAAGGTATTGCCTTGTTAGACTTTGCAATTCTTGATTTTGTTCCTTTGTCATTGTCTTTTACCACAAACGGACGCTACTACTTTCGGCAACCACTCCGATTTCATAACGCCCGTTCTTTTTTCCTATAAGTTATAAGCCTAATGTGGTTGGCGGCTTAACTACGTTCGCTTTGCAAATTTACACATATAATTTCATACTTACAATACCATTAACATTATTTAAGGAAATAGTTGTAATTGTGCTTGTTCGTCCCTAATACGCTTACATGCCTTGTCGTAGTATTCCTTGTTGAGTTCAAAACCGAAAAAGTGTCGATGCTCCTTGATGCAAGCGATGGCGGTCGTGCCGCTGCCAATGAAGGGGTCGAGAACTACGTCACCTTCGTTGCTCCATGACCTAATATGACGGTCAGCAAGTTCATAAGGGAATACGGCAGGATGTCCAGTCTTGTTTTGAGCGATGGCAATGTCCCAGATGTTATAATCGACCGCTTCATCATTGATTATAAGATGCTTTTCCGTTCGACCATGTTCACCACCCATATTCTTACAAGTGCTGTCGTAATTCTGACCTCCACATTTCGTCTTTCGCATAATAGGGTTGAACGTCTTAGGCTTTCCCTTACTGAACACGAACATATACTCAAAGCATGATGCGTACCTCGGCTGTCGTACTTGCGGCATTGGATTCGTCTTTCTCCATATCATAGTGTCGTTCAGGTTCAGCCCTGCGTCCATGAAAAACAAACATTGACGGAATGAATTGCCTGTCTTGCTGCCATTCTCAGTTTGGTCGTTCACATTCCATACTATGACACCTCCTTCTTTTGTTATTCGTGCCAATTCGGTCGCTATGGCTTTGAATGTTTCAAAATTCCAACCATCGCCAACGCCTCCGTATGTCCGCAAGTTATCGTACGGCGGTGATGTCACGCAGCAGTCAATCGTTCCGTCGGGAATCTGTTTCATCCCCTCCAGGCAGTCCATATTATATATCGTGTCAAGTTTCATATTAAAATAGTGTTAATTGTTTTTGTTCATCATTTATTCTTTTGCACGCTCTATCGTAATATGTTTTGTCCAACTCAAACCCAAGGAAATGGCGTTTTTCACGAATACACGCTATCGCAGTTGTGGCACTACCCATAAATGGGTCAAATATTGTATCTCCCTCTTTTGAATGCACCAATATGTACCTACGAATTAAATCCACTGGTTTTTGCGTAGGATGCCACACTTCATTCTCCATGCTTTTCGTAAGACTACTTATATAGGCTTTTTTCTTTAACCCTATTGGTACATCGGTGTTAAATGTTGCGTTATCCCCTCTAACATAAACAACATATTCTAAATCGCTCATGTATTGCATATTTGCCAATGGGATAGGATTAGACTTTACCCAAACAAGCAAAGTTGTTGCAAGCCCTCTATCTTCAAACCATTTCATTATTGAACTTATTTGCTTATTTGAGCAAAATATAATGAAATTTGGCGTTTTAGCAATGCGCATAAATTCCTCAAAGCACGCATTTATATCAAAACCGTTAATAAGATGTAATATGCGCTTATTTGGAACACGATTGCCTATCTCACCACAAGCACCACCACCTTTTTCGCATACATAAGGTGGGTCTGTAATTATCAAGTCGATACTTTTGCTTGGTATTTCTTTTATGCCTTGCAAGTAATCCATGTTGTAGATATGGTCTAATTCTAACATTGTCGTTTATATTTGATTTATTTTTTCTTCGTCTATCTCGTAATGCCCTTGCATACCACCTTGACAATCACTCCAATCTACATCGTTGCATAAGTCATAAAGGTCGCAATCCGCGCATCCACTACCCTTTGCAAAAAGAAAGTTTTTTTCTATTCTAACCTTTATTCTTTCCATATCACGCTTCCTAAATCTATTTCTTTTCCCATTTTTTAGTTTCGCTATTCCATACAAGCACACCACGACCATTGTTCAATGTTACGCTTGCACCATTAGGACGATTATCGTCATTATAGCCATCTGGTATATGTTTGCCATCCCAAAAACCAACGTACATAAAGCACGTGTAGTAATCATTCCAAGACAATGCACCATCGCAAGTAGGGCGATATATAGTGGAATTTTGCCTTTCGGGGTCATACATTACACGCCCTTGCTTGTCATATACCACACTACCATAATAGCACCTATTCAAATAGCCACTAAAGTCTTTCAAGTAACGAATATCATTTGACTTGTAGTAAAATGGCAAGTGTGCAAAAACTTTTTCCTTGTCCTCATCCTTTAGTCTTAACCAATACCTGTAGGCTTCGGTTTTTGACCCTTTTCTTTGTGCCAATTCCCATGCCTTTTCAAAGTCCTCGCTATACTCATTTCTTTTTCTTTTTATACTTTCTTTTTCTTTATTGTTTGGTAGTTTGTTTGGTAGAATAATATTATTATTATCGTTATTATTATCGCACGCGCAAAAGCCTTGTTGTGATTGACAAGGCTGCTTTGTCGAAATTGACAAGGCTGCTTTGATATATCTATGCCTACCATCAAACCTTGTTTTTACAACAAAACCTTTCTTAATTAGTGAAGATAATGTCTTGTTTGCGTTTGTTGTACTTATACCAAGGAAATTAGAAATATATTCGTCTGACATGTAGCAATCTTTGTCCTTGTTCGTATAACTATCAATTTCTGCAAACAATACTTTTTCGTTTATTGAAAGATTTGTACATTCCCAAATTTCAATAGGAATCCAAATTCCCTTGCTTAACCTTTTAAGTTCTTCCATATTGTGACTGTTTTTAATTAAAAGCCAAATGGGAGGTGTTACTTGTGCCAGTCACTACACGTTCACACCACCCATAGGCAAAAATGAGATTACAAGATTATATTCTTTTGTTCGCACATCATTTGTGACTGTCGATGCACTACGTTTTTTCTTTTCGCTTTGCAAATATATTGCTTTTCTTTTACATGGGCAAGTGAATTAACATTATTTAAGGATTTTTTTCCACAATTAAATTACAAAGTCTTGGTTTTGGGCAAGCATGTTGAATGCTTGTTCGCTTAATTCGCTTATGCACTTTATGGAAAGTTTTTTAAGTGGCATACCTTTATCCTTTTCCAATATTTTTTTCAATTCATCACTTAAAGAATCTATTGATGTGTTCCTTGCCTTGACAAGCCTTGATGTTTGTATGTTATCCATATTTGTCGCACTTGCAGTGCAAGCAACAAATAGATAAATATAATTGTCTTTCATTGTGTTTGGTGTTTTGTGTTATGTTATTCTTTCTTAAATCTAAAGCAAGCGCGAGAATTTTCCTTTATAGGCATGGATATGTGCTCATGCTTGCAAAACGCGCAATGTGTAATCTTATCAGGTGCAATGTATTCACGACAATCCTTGCATAACATATTCCACCACCTGTAATCTTGTATTTGTGCCATAACATTATTCACTTTTTGTAGTATCGTTTACATAGCGTTCTACATAAAGGTTACGCATTTGTTGAAGTAAAGCCCCAGGTAGGAACAATGAATCTTTGAACATTGCACAAGGGCATATCAATTCGCCATCATAGGTAAACCATATTGCATCTTGGTATTCGCGTACTTGGAAGAGTTCATTCGCAAGTGCAATGGCACGCATACGCCTTTCGTTCTTTTTTCTCTTTTCTTTGTTTTCCTTTAATTCGCTAAAGAAACTAAATAATCCTTTTGCCATAATAGTTTTCTCCTATTCGTTTTGTTGTTTATAATCCTACATATCCCATATCCTTAATAACAATCTACATGGGTTTCAAATACTTGTTGTTGCATGACACATCCTTTTTGTTAAAACGGCACATCATTATTGCCACCACCATCACTACCCACATTAGGGGCTTGTGGTTCTTGTTCCTGTCTTGCTGCTTGTGGCTTTGGTTGTGGTGCTTGTTGCGTAGTATTAGTATTTGTATTGGCATCCAAGCGTGTAGCCTTCCACGCATTAAGGTCTGTGTACCAACGCCCATTCCATTCCCTACTTTCAATGTCAAACGACACATTGTATGTGCCACCTACGACAATGCCCATTTGTGCGAAACGCTCGCCACCCTCGCTCATCACCTTAAAGACAATTTTCTTTGGGTATTGCCCCATTGTTGTTTCACCTACAAACGTGTTTGTTACATACGTCTTGCCATTCTTTTGTGAAACGTAAGTTTGTGCATCAAGCACATGTAAGATTTTAACGCTAATTTCCATATTCTTTCTTTTTGCTAAGTTAATTTGTTAAGTTAATTATAGTTATGCGTTTTTGTATTTTGCACTATCACTGGTTTTGTCTTCATTTAACTTTTTCAAGTCTGCCAGCAATGTCTTTCTTTGTTCTGGGGTTATATCGGTTAAATATTTCTCAATAATTTGTTCAATATCGCCACCTTTTTTTATTTCCCGTATGATGTTGACATATATTTCATCTTCAAGTTGTACTTTCTTCAACATATCGCATACATCATTCGTTAGGTCATTGATGGAAAGTTCATCATTGTTGCATGACAACCAAAATGATAGGATAATCTTGCGCATTACTAACACCGTTATACCAAGTGCTTCTGCGCTTTCGATATTGCTTTCATCAAATTTCTTACCCATATAAGTGCATATATCATCGCTTATCTTCAACCTCTTTCTCATTTTTTCAATAGTATTTGCCATAGTTTTAATTTTTAATATTATTGGTTATTAGTATTTCTTGTTGTGCATTGCGGTACGACCTTCATTGTATTTCAATTTCAATTCAATGTGCATCATAAGGTATATAAGCATATCTTGCGCAAGGGCGAACAGGAATATCCACCACAAGTATCTTATTGCGTATTTCCTCACTGTTTTCTTTTAGAACGTAATTCATAACTTTTTTTATAGTTTTCTTAAATTAGTTTTATCATCTTTGTATTTTTCAATCATCCAATTAAGAAAACCAAGACGACCACCGTTAAGTTTCCAACTATAAGGTTTCCACCAAAAGTGTCCATAAGTATATTGAGTGATACTTGTATCAACACCATGCTCTTTATGAAATATCTTTGCTACTCCAGGACTTAGTAATGGAATAAAACAGTGTGTTCCATTATATACATGCATTAAATCACTTACGCTATGAAAAATAGCACTACATAGACCACGACAATCTTCGTTGGCATAATAATATTTCACCCAAATAAGTACATCTTTTCTATAAATAGGAAGATGTACAATAGATTTAAATTTAATCCATGCAATTTTTAATTTCATAATGCTATGTTATTTGTTACTATTCAATCATCAAGTAGTCCTTTATCAAATCCATGTTCTCCTCCAAGAACAAATCACGTTGTTCCTTGGTGTGGAAAGAAAGGAACTGATAGTACGTACACCACGTTTCGGGGCGCACCTCCTTGCCAAATCTAACAATGACATACTTTGGAATAGTGCTATCCGCCCATTTTTTTTCGTTGACAATACCGCCAAACCTCTTGTCATTAGCCATAATCTGGCTGATACGAGCCATTGCAAGAGAAGACTTGGCTTGTTTTTCAGTACTGAAAAGGTTATAATTGTAAGAATGATTGAAACCATTAAATTCTTTAATAGAACTCTTAATACTACTGATATAAAACCCATCTATGAATTTGGTATGGTCATCACGCCACCTTTTATTCTTCGGCTTAAACACAATGCGCTCAAAAGTGCTGTTCTCCTTGTCAATTTCATGCCCTTCGGGGATGGTGATGTTAATTTCTTTCTTATCCATGTTCGTATCGTTAATTTGTTAATAGTTTGTTAATTCCTTAATATCGCAACTACTCACACATACCTCCACCCAAGACTCCTTGATGTCGTTGGGGATATTGGGGTTGTCCTTAATTGCATTATAGGTACTTTGTCCTAAATTCAACAAATCTTTTCTTTCAACTTCAAACATAATTCCTTATAATAAATTATATTAAGTTCGTATTAAGTTCGTATTAAGTTAAAAAGGCAATAGATTTTCCCTAATGGCTTTCTTGTCCACTTTGTGCTTGTCCTTTAGGCATAGTGGCGAATTTTCCCACGTTACTTGCTTAAAATTCATGTCATCCAAGCGTATAACGCCATTTAGTGCCTCGCTTGGCATGTACACAAAGGCTTCCCCCATTCGCTTTGGTTCTTGCCTATAAGCATATAATGCACCACTTTTGTTCCTTGCAATCCAAATTTCTTTCCATTTTTCGGTTACTTTGTACATTGTGTTTCTATTTTTATTGTCATTTACCCCTAAAAACGTCTTTATTTGCCCTTATTTTCGCGTTTAATGCTTTTTGTGGGTATTTGTACCACCCTACACTAAATAATGGCTTAAAACACGAAATATGCAAGTTTAGTATTTCTTTCCACCATGCTTGTATGTCCTCGTCTTATTGAAGCGCATTTTCAATTCAACGTATCTTTCTATGTCAATTTGCATGTCTTGGCATAGATAGTAGATGAAATGTAGTGCCGCACCTACAACCTTTGGCAAACAATATGTCGTTCCATCATCTTTTGTGCTTTGTCCATCAACGTGGCATAGTATGGCACTTAATATGAAAAGTCGTTCACATAGGGTCTTTTCCTCGCACAATGCCTTAAAGTCGTCTTCCATGCACGTTGTTTCAAGAATACGCCTTACGTTTATCTTGTATGTGCCACAAAGGTCAAAGAGTCGTATTACGACATCCGCAAGTTCATCCTCTAACGTGTCCTTGATAAATTCCTCGAAGTGTGTAACGAAGCGTGAATCGTGTTCACCATCGCTATAAACAAAGGCTTGCCATCTTGCACGCTTATTGCGCCTATCGGCTTCTAATGCCTCACCTACCTCACTTAACACTAACATCATGTGATGTTCCATTGAATGTTCTTCATCGTGCCAACCATGCGCCTTTGACGTTTCATAGGCTTGGCTAACCAAATCTAATAGTTTTTCTTTAGTAATCATAGTTTGTTTTTTATTGTTTATTATCATGTATGTTGCCTATAACCTCAAAATTGTTGATGTAATACATAAACTTTCCCTCCTCACCCACTATCGCGTACTTGTAGTAGCCTTGTTTTTCGTCATACACAACAATGACATCTTTAGTACTATCCCAAACGCAAGAATAGACATTAAGGATGTCACCCTCGTACACTTCATTGCCATTTCTATCCAACATTCCTGTGAATTGACCTACGCTTGCCTTATCCACTGGCGTAAATTCCAAACAAGCATCTACCTCGTTTCTTGATGTACTAACAATGCAAGTAAGTTCCTCGCCCTCATCCTCGTAGCAAACAAGATTGCCATACAACCACTTGCCACTTTCAAGGTCTTTCCCCCTAAATTTAATTTCCCTTGTCATAACACTCGTATTATTTTTCTTTCTTTTCGTATGTCACTACCGATTCCTCACTAACGAAAAATGGCTGCAATGGATTATTGCTTGTCCTTACGCATACCCACACCCTACGCCTAAATAACATGCGTATGGTTTCCCATAAAGACATTTTCCAACACGTTACTACCACACCATCCTCAAACTTATACGCTGGCAATGGCATGACCCCTTTCTGGTTCTTTCCATAGATTGTGTTACAACCCTTAAATACGATTGGTTTCATAAATAACTTTCTTTTATTTACTTTTGGTTAAACATGTATACATGCGAATAGCACCCTTTCGCCTTTCGCTTTGCAAAAATAGGCATATTATATTATATTATATTTAATATTATAACCCTTTAACTATAATTTAACTATTATAACCCTTAAATGTTAAATATTATTTATATTATATATTATATATTTTTATAGGGTTGACTACTTTTGCACGCATACACGCACGTAATAAGGTTAACTACTATATATATAAGTTAACTACTTTATAAAAGGATATAACCCTATATATGCACACACACGCACATGTATATATACACACATGTATACACGCACGCGAAGATTTTTTTATTTTTTTCAAATTTTTATTTTTTGAATTTCGATTTTTTTATTTTTTTCGGAAATAAGTATAAGCACCTTATAACTTTGCGTTTGCCATTATCCCCCCCCTCCCCCTCTTTTTTTATGCAATACGCGCAAAGTCTTGAAACGTAATAATATATGAAAAGACAACGAACATTTTACAAAAATAAAAACACTGCCTAAAAGCCTCCCATATCCATAACCGCCACAAAAATACACTTACATACACGTACGCAATATATCAGGCATACACGTGCGCAATTTTGGTGCATTTTGTATTTTATTTTATATATATATAAATATTTTCTATACATGTATTATATTACTTAATACTGATTTATTATTATATATACTTATATCATTACTATATAACTATATAACTATATAACTATATAAATATATAACTATATATACACTATATATACACATATATATATATACGCAATACGCACACGAGCATAAATACGCCAATATTGCCATGTAACACTTTTTTACATTTCACTTCTTAATTCTTAACGAAACTTAAAAGTATATATAAATTGTTTAAGGGTGTTAATTAGGTATTGCATATATAAAAACATTGTAATACCTTTGCATTGCCAAACAAAAATAAGAGGCAGACAGGGCATTCGTTGCTATCAGGTTGTAAGCCCTCCCAGAATTAGGTGTTACGAGTTAACATGCGCAGGTTTGGTACGGTCGGGGTTATTAAGTTAACATATCCACTGGACGAAGCGGCTACAGGCAGTAACCACCGCGGTAGAGACAAGCAAGAGAAAAGGAACTTTTCCGTACGTCTTTATGCAAACGAATTTTACTTTATTTTTGGTATTTTGATATTTTGGTATATATGGCATGAAACGGCACGGCAATTACATATAACTCGCACGTTATAATAATGTGTGCTAAATCGGGCACAATAAAAACATTATTATTGCAACAGGTCGGACAGCGTGCGAGTACTATTTATATTTATTGTTTTACCTAAAATTTTACAATTATGAAGCAGAAAAAATTTATCTTTGATTTAGACAGTAAGGTGTCTATCTATGTACCGAGTACACAAAACGTCAGCGAGCATTGCGACAACAGCGAGCAGGTTAAAAAAGTGATAACTGAACTTGCACAAATGTTCGGAGGTGCAACGGCGAGCGAGGCTGTCGGTGGCTGGGTATGTGAAAATGGGGAGACGGTACTGGAACGTGTTACAATTGTATACTCATTTTGCACGAGCGAGCAACTGCGCCAGCATTTCGACGATGTGTATGGCATTGCACAGCGTATAAAGAAGGATATGCAGCAGGAGGCTGTGACGTTGGAAATAAACGGGCAGGTAAAATTTGTTTAATATTGTCAAAATTACACTTATTTATTAACCTATATAAAATATACACAATTATGAGACAGATAGAGAGTGAAATGCTGTATGCAGTTTGCAACCGCAAAAACATGAGTAAGGATAACACGCAGGTACAGGTACGCGAGGATGGCAGTATCTGGGTACGTTTGCACGGGAATTTAATTGCGCACCGCGGAGACAGTGGTCTGTGGCAGTTCACGCTGGCAGGATGGAATACACCGACAACGCGGAGCCGTTTGCGTGCGCTTGGCATTGACATACGTCAGCGCGGCGGTGTCCCATACTATAACGGACAGCCAATAAGCATCCGCGAAGTATATTGTGCGTATTGACAGACCATACAGCCCTGTTCAGGTGCGCGGTGTAGGCGGTTCGCAGCCGCCACAGGGCACGAATTTATATATATTGTTTAACACTAAAAATAAAAAGTTATGTTATTTAAAAATCAAACTACGGGAGAGGAAATGCGCGTCAGTAACCTTTGCATGAAAAACGGCAAACTATTTTTCAGCGTACGCAACAGGGGCTGCGGTGACAGGTTCCTGCGCAGGAACATTTGTGTACGGCTCATTGAGCACGCAGACAACGGCTCTTATTTAGATTGCGCAGACGGCTGGGAGATAGTCAAAAGTGACCGCAAGCCGCGTCAGCCACGTACACCTAAAACACCCGAGCAGCCACAGCCCGAGGTAGTAGTGGAGGCAGAAGTAGTAACCGAGGAGGAGGTAACACCACAGCCACAGCCAGCACCTACGACAGATAACGCGACAGATAGTGACGCCATACAACTCGCAACCATACTCGCCCGCATGAAGGGAGGTAATGTTGACGAGGCGAAGGTCAGGGATATAGTGCTGGGGGTGTTGCGCGAATATGCAGAGCAGGACGAGGCAAAGGTCAAAAAGATAGTAAAACGTGCGACATCAGGAACAGACGTACATTGCCCCGACTTTGACGAATTGTGTGCGTATGTGGCAAATGGACAGCCTGTGTATATGTACGGCGCTGCAGGATGTGGAAAAAGCCACACGGCGGAGCAAATTGCCGAGGCACTCGGTCTGCCATACTACACACAGAGTCAGATACTATTTGCGCATGACGTGAAGGGATATGGTGACGCAAACGGCAAATATCAGGGCACACCGTTTTACGAGGCATTTACGCAGGGCGGGCTCTTCTTCATTGACGAAATGGATGCCAGCGCAGCCGAGGCTCTTGTGGTACTCAACACCGCCATCGCTAACAGGCGTTATGACTTCCCCGTTATTGGCAATGTAACGGCTCATCCTAATTTTAGGATAATTGCTGCGGGTAATACAGCAATGACTGGGGCTGACGTTGAATATACAGCCCGCTTCGTACAGGACGCGAGCACACGCAACCGCTTCGCATTTTTCAAAATGCAGTACGATAGGAATGTAGAATTGCCGGTTATGGCGGGCGGTAATGAAGTGCTTTATAACTTCATATGCGACCTGCGTCAGGCAATTGAACGCTCGGGTATTCAGTTGTGCGTATCGTATCGCCAAACTGCCATACTCGCTAGCGAATTGTCAACAAAATTCGGACGGGATAAAGCACTGTTGCGCAACGTATTTGGAGGGCGTGAGCAGGACGAGATACGCACGATATACGGACAGTTGACGGATAAAGAAAACGTCTGGGCGCGTGCCATGCGTAAATTGTTATAATGTAACCGAGTAGCAAAATAGGAGGAAAGGATATGCAAATAACGAAGTTTTTTGACAGTGTAGGTACATTTAGCACCTACCTGTCACAGGGCATAACGCAGCCAGCATTCAAGGATGAGGACAGCCAACAAACGGGAGAACACGCTGAGGAATTCAGCAAGACGGCAAACTACAGAGAGGCTAACGAGTTATTCATGTACGGCGACCGTGAGCGCATGAAGTTAATTCAAAATGCTGGTGTATCCACGAAGGCACTAAAACTAAATACTACGAAGTGCAGACGTGAGTTATATAGCAGTGTATGCGGTGTATTTCCGCACGTGCCAAATGCCGTTGCAGGCGTGCCGACGAGCATGATAAATATCCGTCAGACACGACCACAAAAAAAGGTACTGAATGTGTGTTACAGTATGTCGTGCAGCCATGATGTAAAAGCGGCGGACATGATAACGGCGGCAAGTCGTTTCGTGAGCGCGTGCCAGAAGATAGAGGCTGCAGGTGTACGCACTAACATATACCTCGCATATATGGCGTATGATGGGAAGCACACTGTCGTTTTTGCTGTGCGCATTAAATCAGCCAGCCAGCCGTTTAACGTGTTGAAGATAGCGTACCCCCTCATACATCCGAGCATGTTGCGCAGGCACATGTTTCGGGCATTGGAGATAACGCCAGACGTGCCCGAATGTTTTGCCAGTGGTTACGGCTACCCGATAAGGTATGAGAATGAAGCAATGAAGGCTCTCGGCAAAGACGGCAATAAGATAGACAGTCTGTTATCTTATTATGACGTAAACGGCAAGAGCATATCCGAAATTGAGGACATGCTGACAAAAACAAAGTAATGCAGGACACAGACGCGACAACAGGCGCGGCATGGGAGAGCGAGCCTCCCGTGTCCACTAAGGAGATAATAAATGTATTTTTCACACTAAAAAATGTAGCGACATGAAAAGCAGAGAAAAGACAATGAGAGAGAGTGTACGCCGAGTTTGTAACGAAGTCACAAGGGTAGTAAAAGACGAGAGTATGTTTTTGGAGGACGTGCGTATGTGGCTGGGCGTGCGTATGCAGAATTGCTTCGCGTATGGCATGCAGAGTGAGGCGTGCATGGAACGGCAACTGCATGATATGACAGGACGTGAGCGACAGACTACTTTTATGAGTGATATGTCGGTCGCAGAGTGGGTCGGAGGTTTGCAGGGGTTGCTGGACACAATACGCGACATATTGCACGCATGGATAAATAACGAGGTATATATTGCCGAGTTTATTCTATGCGTTAACTGGAAGTCGTGGGAACATTACGCTCGCGGAAATGATAACTGGGCAAAGGTGTACAGCACCCTGTATCATGAGTTATACGCAATAATCATGGACTATCACGAAGGAGATAGCGAAAAGACTGAATATATATGGGAGTATTTGGATTGAAGTTATAAACACTTATTTTTTATTACATTATGGGACAAATTGAGAAACGCGATTTATTTTGTGGAGTCGTTGGAGCTGTATGCGTTATATCATTGGCGCATATAATAGGCATATTTGGCTTTATTTTGGGCTGTTTCGTTATGGTGGGTGCATACCACATAACACGCTAAAATAACGCATACACGCGCAAATTAAGTATAATTATTGTTATATAATTATTAAAAAGAGAATTATTATGAGAAGAACAAAGAAAAGCGAGTACAAAAGAGGTGTTTTTGACGGCATGTGGAAGAGTTTTCTGCGCATGACCGATTTACCTGATGACGCAAAACCAGAGGCACGTCAAATCATTGCAATACGCGCTTCATGTCTTGCACAAAAGACATGGCGGGGTAGTAGGGCGGCTCTTAAAGACTTGGGTGACGAGTTTGACACGTTGGCAGGAGCGCACATGCGCGGCTTTACAGTGGGCATATACGCATGGGAGGGCGTGTATTATGAGAGAGCCGAAGTGGAGCGTATGGCAAAACTTCATGCACAGATAAACAAGTAAACAAAAGAAAACAAACCAAACAACCTAAAAAACTTACAACTATGGAGAAGTACGATTACAGAGAAGCGATGTACAACGACATTTGCAATTACATTAACAGCGATTTTGAGAAAGGCGAGTACGCGGATGAGAGTGGCAAGTGGCTACGCGAAGACAACCGCGAGGAAGTGCAGGAAGCACTATATGATGCACTTTGGACGTGTGACGCGGTTACGGGCAATGGCAGCGGCTCGTATACGTTCAACGCATGGCAAGCAGAAGAGAACCTGTGCCATAATTGGCAACTCATGGAGGAGGCAGGCAACGAACTGGGCTACGACTCAGACGTGCTGGCACGTGGAGCCGAATATCTTGACGTTATGATACGTTGCTACCTTCTTGGTGAGGTATTAGGACAGGTATTGGACGACATGCAGGAGAATTTAGGTATATAAGTAATAAATATAAAAAAGGAGGACAAAATTATGACTGCGAATATAAGCATAGACCAAATCTGGTGGAATAGAGGTTTGTCGGATTATTTCTTCCGCGACCAGTCTATGCACACGCTCGAACAACTTGTTAGTCGTGCAAAAGATGATACCTGTGCAGTATTGGACGCGATAGACGAACAAACGGAAGATGTAGATATTGATGACGTGGAAGAAGATTTTTATCAGTTATCCGTCGAAGAACTTGCAGATTTGTATAGTATTGAGTTAGAGGACGAAGAAGAAAGTGAGGAATAAACTTCCCCATAGTTGTATAACCTTAAAATTGCGTGGATATGTCAAAGCGTAAATTTGTGACAAATGAATATGTAATTCCTTTTGAGGACATTACAAACGTAGTAGTTAACCTCGGTTCAGCAATACGTTTGCTGGAAAGCAACAAAGCAAGTAACCGCGAGTTGGGTATGCGTCACGCGAAGCAAATACTCAACTATCTAAACGAGTTGCGTGACGAGCGTACAACGGCAAACGAAATCAATGCGAAGTATATTGCATACTTGCAGGAAGAACTTGCCGACAAAATGCGTGGAGGAAAATAAACATGGCAAGAGTAACAACAACTAACTACAAATACGACATGGAAATAATAATAATAATAGGCATAATTGGTATGCTACTTTCGGGACGCTTCACACGAACAAAGTAAGAGCGTAAAGTGTGTGAGTAAAATTTAGAGTTAAACAATAAATAGAGGATAGGCGGTATCAGTATATTACCAGTGTAGTGTGGGTGGAACACACTACCGTCACAAATAAAAAAGTAAGAAATAAAATATTAACCTAAAATAAACACAACTATGGAGAAGTATGTTTTTAGCGTCATTGCTATTGTAAAAGGAGAAGACATAACATTACATCGAGAGGAAATGCAAATGAATATTACTTTTATTTGTAAAAAATATCCTGTCTTGCACATGGCTCGCATGGTCTTGCCATTTGTAGATTGGCAACTCGATGACGGTGAAGATAAGGAAGGGACAGATTATTGTCAATATGTTTTCTATGAGGATGAGAACGACAAGAGTAGATATGTATTAGCCACTTGGATTGGGCAGTAACGAAAAATAATATATAACAACTCGGAAATAGTAATATTTATCGGCATTATGTAAATAAAATTGTTATGGACTATACGACAGACGAGTTAGCCTACGAAATGTATTTACGTGGCGACTATACATATGAGGACTATTGTGATATATGCAATATCGAAGAGTGCAAAACTAAACCACAATTATAAACATACGTTATGAAAACAAATAACTATTACTATTACAAGGTGAAAGTTTATAGTTCGATAACTCTTTATCCATTAGAAACCTACAAGAAAAGTAATTACAAAGACGCAGAAATGTTGTTTAGAGTGATGAAAGAACTTGACCCGTACCAAAATAAGCGCATTGAACTGATTAAACTTGTTGAGGACAATAAAGGTAATTTAATGGATTGGACTCTATTACGAGAGTTTAATTAAAAAAACTAACTACAACTATGCGATACTATAATTATTCACAAGAAAAGAAAATGTTGGTACGACATGAGCATAAAGTGTTACAAAGGTATTTCCCCGAGAACGACAGATTTGGCGCAGACGTTGATTTCCTCGGACTACTAATCTATCGCGTTACGATATACGATTTGTCAAACGTAACAATCAATAGCACAACATGGACACATCGTGCTAACATTCAATGGTTGGAGAAAGAAATGAAGTGGGAGGTAAACACACAATTCAATGGCGAGAAAGAGGACGAAATGTGGGTGTATCGTACATTTACACGTTTCGCAGACGCTTGCCGTTACGTTGCACGCAAGCAATACCTAAAAGACAAACCAATAGCAATATATTAAATCTACAAATCTAAAACTTTACTACGACTATGGCAAACGAATATTTTACGAACTATTTGGACGGATTGACAAAGAAACAGCGCATGGTGGCAGAAGAAGCCGTTAGTCAATATCTCGCATCGGAGAGCAAGGACGTAACGAAAATAACGTGCTCAGAGGACTTGTTTCGTGTTTCAAGACATCTGTCCTGTCAAGATGTTGAGTCTTTGTATTTAATATGTCTTAATAGGAGGTTAAACGTCATCAAAAAAGTAGAAATTTCGCGTGGCGGTCTTGATTACTGTTCGGTTGATATTCGTGTGGTTATGCGCGAGGCATTGATAAATAATAGTGTAAACATAGCAATCGTCCACAATCACCCAACTGGTGAACCAATGCCGAGTAAGGCGGATGAACAACTAACGGAAAGTATTAAGAAGGCGTGCGATTTGTTGCATATTTGTCTATCTGACCATGTGATTGTTGCAGGGAATAAGTATTATTCATTTTATGAAAGCGGTAAGATATGAATACTAAGGAAGAAATTTACAGGGCTATTGTTGGTTATGTTGCGGAAAAAATAAAGAATACCAACGCTGAAACCTATGTGCATTATCTATGGCAACGCGCAATGAACAACAAGCAGAATATGCCAGCGGCTCTTGAACATATAGTGCGTGACGCACAAGACGATTTTTGTCGAGATAATAATATAACCGATAACGAATTGTATGAGCAAGGATTGTTTATTGATACCGATATTGTGATAGCCGAGGCACTTGATATGTTGGACGAAGGAGATAGGATTGAAACGTATTTTGTAAACTAATAAGGACATGAAAAACTATATAGAAAAGCCAACGCCAAATATTACGGGCAAGGAAAATGATTGCGATTATTGCACTTTTGCCATGTTGTGTATTAACCCATGCAGACTACCAAAGGGGATGCACTATGAACGAATAGACTAAACCTAAAAATAAATTTAACAACTATGAAACGAATAATTAAATTTAGGGCGATAAGCATGTGCAAGGGTGAGCATTGGCTATATGGCGACCTTATACACTATAACAGAAACCCGCGTACAGAGAAGTGGACTATCCACGACCCTAATACAGGACTGGAAACTGACATTGACGAAACGACCATCGGGCAATTCACAGGCTTATATGACAAGAACGGCAAAGAAATATACGAGGGTGATATTGTGGAAATGATGCGCACTCCCGAAAAGATGCGAAAGCGGGTGATGACTCGCCACATTGTGACATCGGACTCTGTGACATCTTGGACGTTTCGCTCATTGACAAAGCAGGTGCTCGGATTGTGTATGTCGGGAATGGGCGACTTCGACAGTTATCGCTTCAAGGTGGTCGGCAACATCCACGACAATCCCGAACTACTAATTAAACATTAAGAACTATGATGACTGTTTATGTATTAAGTTACAATGCTGGTGTTCTTGGCGTATATAAAAGTGAACAAGCAGCAAAACGCGACAAGGTAGATTACGAAAGTTATAATTATGTTGGCGTAAAATTAAACAAATTTCGCGTTCACGAATAAAAATTACTTACTATGAAAATCCAAACAAAAGACGAATTGCAATACATGATGGCATACCTCAACATACCTTATGTTACCATTATTACAGAAGAGGGTCATAAAATGGGTAAGGTTACAAGGGACATGAAATATGAGGGTGGTAGTCGCTATCAATATCGAAAGGGGTATGAATATTGTGCGTTTGAGAGAGCGTGCAGTGCATTGTCTGCCGATTATGAACTCATACAAGAGTGGCAGAAAGATTGCAACAAAATATTTGCTACGCGGTTGTTGTACGGCTTATATAGCGGAGAGAAACGTCCTGTTGATGGGTACTCTTGGTCAAGTGACATTAAGAAATGCAATATACGCACGGAAAAGGATGCAGATGGTAAATTGGTTTTTTATGGGCATATCAATGACCTGAAAAACTTTTGCAGTTATGCAAACGACCACATGCGCTATTGTCAAGAAGGGTATTACATTGAGAATGAAGATGTAAATCGCTATATTGAACTTGCCAACCGCTATGGCTTGCGAAGCGAAACTGATGCAAATTATGAGTGGTGGCGAGTTGGTATCGTGGATTAAATAATAAAACATTACAACTATGGCAAGAGGAAAAGTATCTTTTGAGATTAAACATTTAACACTAAATTATGCACCACATACAGGGCAATATGTGACCGTGTATAAGGTTGGTAGTGTGCCTATGGAAGCACCTCGCTCATACACACTTGCAGATGCGTTGGAAAGAGTAGCATGGTTTGTTAAAACACTTGGCATTAAGCAAAAAGACATAAAGGTGGCTATTGTAAACACATTTACTACGTAATATGTATTTGGTATTCCAATTTTAATTTGTATCTTTGCAACGTAAAACAAAGATGCGTGCGAGGCATCTTACGTTTCAAGACTTATTGCGCTATATTAGTAAAGGTATGCTCGCACCATATCTTGAACGTATGGCGCACTTTTATTGTATATGATAGACGAAATTTGGAAAGACATTAAAGACTTCAAAGGTCTTTATCAAGTGAGCAACTTTGGTAGAGTGCGTAGCCTTGGGCACGATAAATGGCATAAAGGACGAGTGTTAAAGCCTCACCTTGATGGGAAGGGGTGCTATTTAATGGTTGGCTTGCATAAAGAAAGCAAAACACAACATTTTAATATTCATCGTCTTGTCGCTTGTGCATTTATTCCAAATCCTAAACATTTGCCACAGGTTAATCACAAAGACGAGTGTAAAACAAATAATTGTGCGGACAACTTAGAATGGTGTACAAATCAATACAACATTAACTACAATAATGGCGCGGCAATGAAACGCGCAATCAAAACACGTTATGAAAGATATGATGTGAAAGAACTTGTTGCAAAAACAAAATCAACAAAAATAGCCAACAATTCTTATTCCGCTGAACGACCTGTTAATCAATTTACTTGGGATGGTGCGTTTGTTAATCGTTACCCATCTGCTATTGCCGCAATGAGGGAAACGGGAATCCAAATGCACGTCATAGCAAAATCTTGCAAAGGTAAATATAAGCAAGCAGGAGGCTTTGTATGGTTGTATGACGAGGATGTTAAGAAAATATCACAACGAACTTTAGATGCGCACCCTAATTCAAAAAAGGTTTGTCAAATAGATTTTTCAGGTAATATCGTAAGAGTTTGGAATAGTGCCAAAGAAGCGTGTGAAACATTACACATAAACCCTGCATCATTAAGCGAATGTTGTCATGGGAAAAGAAAGAAAACAAAAGGATTTATTTGGAAATTTCTAAAAGATTAAAAATATGTGCAAAGTATTCTTATATGGTCGTGTTTCCACTTCGCAACAGAAGTTAGAACAACAAGAAAGAACGGCATACGAATGGCTCAAAACACACGGAATGTCCGTTGACGAAATAGTAACCGACGAAGGAGTTAGTGGTGGGGTGTCTTATGCTAATCGAAATCTCGGTAAGGTTTTACTCCCCAAAATGAACGAAGGCGACATGATTATTGTTTCCGAGGTTAGTCGTCTTGGACGTTCTATGTATGATTTATCGAAGTTGATACACATGGAACTAAAGCCCCGTAAACTTCGATTGGTTGTGGCAGGGATGGGTATTGATTTGAATTGTTCAAAAATTACCCCAGTTGACCAACTCATTTTATCTAACTTTGCTTTTGCGGCAGAACTTGAAAAACACCTTATACGCGAAAGAACATTAAGCGCGTTGGCAATCAAGAAACAGCAAGGTGTTAAACTTGGCGGTGCGAGTGATAAATGGGTAGAAACATATAAAAATAAATCAAAAGAACAAAAAGAAATTGAGAACATGAAACGTGGTGTGACAAAGAATGATAGGTACTTGGCGAAACGTGATACGCAAGTATTCTTTAAGATACTAAAAAACGTATTTAGTGACGTATTGGTTGGCGATGACCCTACACAATGGGATTGGTCGCTAATCAATACAAAGGGCGACAACAAGGACAATATACTACGCCTAATGCACGACTATCGTGATATGGACGATACACATACGTTGTTCCGTAAATGGGACTTTGACATGGACACAACAAAGTTACAAATAAGATTGTGTGCGCATATACAGAATGTTAGAAACGCAATTAAGAACCACAAAAGACTTTCAAAAGAAAATTATTAAATAGTGTTAAATAGATTGGTATATTCCAAATGTTATTATATCTTTGTGCTTGCAAATGATTGGCTCAAATCACTCAGACAAAGAATAGGAGAATAAATTTATGAAAGCAAATGAACTAATGATTGGCGATTGGGTGAAGCAGAAGCACAGCGGACTATTGTTGAAGGTCTGTGCGATAGAGCCACCTTATGTCAGAGCCGATGGCGAGGGCGGCCTGTTCCACGAGGACACGATTGAGCCGATAAGCGTTACAGAGGAAATGCTGGAGAAGAATGGATTTACAAAGAGAAAAGACGTTCAATGGGTAATTGAGAAGAAACGTATTGTCGGTTGTTGCGGTCAGACTTGCGGCAACACTAATCCAATGGTTTATGTCATTTGGGTTGACAAAGGCTATATGGGTATTGTAAACTATCACCCCGAAGCAACTATTACCAAGGTAGGCTCGTATGTCCATGATTTACAACAAGGTATTCGCTTGTGTGGCATTGATAAGGAAATAACACTATAAGGAGGATAGAACA